ACGCTACATATCGCTCTGATCTTTTGAGAGACATGGGAGTAACGGCTAGGGATTTGTACATTCATGAGCAAAGCATTATGGATGCAAACAGGAACATGTCCAAAACTCCTTTGATGTATGTTGAGCCTAAGGAAATTGAAGAAGGCTTTGAAGTTGAACGTCTTCCTTACGCCAAAGGCGGAGAGGTCGTAGTACCTAACGCGCCTGTTGAGCCTGATGAGCGTATTGACAAGATGACAGGACTGCCCTACAACATTCAAGCTGGATCAGCCTTCGTAGATGAAGAAGACCCTGAGAAGCGTATGTTGTTTAATCTAGGCGGCGTTGTCTCTAAAGCCCTTGGAATCTCTGAAGATGACATAGCTTGGGCTAAGAGCATGAGTAAGAAGTATCCAGAAGCTGAAGAGCTAGACGGTCGTGGCGATGCTGCAAGGCACTTAGCGCTTGGCTGGCTTGCAAAGCAATCTAACTATCCTTCATTTTCTAAGTTTGCAGCAAACGCACGAGAGTTTGTCGAGTTGGATTTTAAAGGCGGTTCGATGGACATAGAGAATAACAACAAGGGCTTTAACATAAAGGCCGCTACTCGTGAAGAAGCTGAAGAAGAAATTGAAAAGATGATTAGAAACAAAGAGGCATTATACTACACGCCTACAGAAAGTAAAGAGATGCGAGGATACTAATAATGCAAAGACTCATCGAAACTCTAAAGCGTCATGAAGGCGTCAAGTACTATGTCTACAAAGATCACCTTGGCTACGAAACTATTGGCGTAGGACGCTGTTTAAAGCAGGGTGTTGGCTTAGGGCTTACTCACGACGAAGTAGATTACCTTCTAATGAATGATATTAATCGTTGTCTCGAAGAGCTAGACGCAGCTTTTCCGTGGTTCAAAGACCTTACAGAGATCCGAAGAGAGGCAATGATAAACCTGTGTTTTAACTTAGGACTCACACGTCTCAGAAAGTTTGAGAAAGCCTTAGCAGCCATGTCAATTCACAACTACGAAGAAGCTGCTGATGAATTCTTAGACAGTCGATGGGCTAAACAAGTAGGTAATCGAGCAACAGAGGTTACTGAGATGATACGTACTGGAGAGCAACATGCCTAAGAAAAAAGATCCAAGGCTAGAAAGGGCAGGAGTAAGTGGCTATAACAAACCAAAACGTACACCCAATCACAAAACAAAATCACACATCGTGGTGGCAAAGGAAGGCGATAAAATTAAAACAATTCGCTTTGGTCAGAAAGGCGCGAAAACTGCAGGCAAGCCAAAGCCGGGCGAGTCAGCTGCAATGAAAGCAAAGAGAAAATCATTTAAGGCACGACATGCTAAAAACATCAAGAGAGGTAAGATGTCAGCAGCTTATTGGGCTAACAGAGTAAAATGGTAGGAGGAAACATGACAATTAGACAGGCACTTAAATCACGAACAGTACAGTATGGTGTAGCTCTTGCTGTTCTTTCAGTTCTTCAGGGCTTTGTAGGTTTTTTACCTACCAATCCAGCTGTTCAAGCAATGGTAGGATGTGCGATTGCAAGTGGAATTGTTATACTAAGATTCATGACAACTCAACCAGTGAGTAAAAAATGACAACGAAAAGAAAAACAACTAAGAAAAAATCAAAGTCTCGTGTTAATCAGGCTGGTAACTATACCAAGCCTACTATGCGTAAGCGACTCTTTAACAAGATAAAGGCTGGCTCGAAGGGCGGTAAGCCCGGTCAGTGGTCTGCGCGGAAAGCTCAGATGCTTGCTAAAGAATACAAGGCTGCGGGTGGGGGCTATAAGTAATGGCTCTCAAGAAGTCTCAGAAGTCTCTCAAGGCTTGGACAAAGCAAAAGTGGCGTACTAAGTCAGGCAAGAAATCCAGTGAAACTGGGGAAAGGTATTTGCCTGAAAAAGCTATCAAAGCATTGTCAGCTAAAGAGTACGCCGCCACTACTAGAAAGAAGCGAGAAGATACTAAGAAGGGTAAGCAGCACAGCAAGCAACCTAAGCGTATCGCTAAAAAAACTCGAACCTATCGCCGCACTAAGAGATCCTAGCATTTAGAGCATCTAATTCCAGTTCTATCTTTTCATGAAGGCCGCTCAAATGATGGGTGGCCTCTTCTAATACCTTCCTAATTATTTTCTGTTCTTCGGCTTCTCGAAAGAACTTAGAAACTTCTTGTTCTGGTAGATGATGAAACTCTGACATGAGATTGCCAGAGCTATCAAAAAATATTCGGAACCCAATTAAATTTCCCTCAGTCTTATTCGTCATCGCGTGTTTCCATTTCAACACGAACAATGTCAAGACCTTCAAGATAATCTTTAGATTCCATCAAAAGCTTTAACTGAGATTCGATTGCCTCATAGAAAGCATCGTGATCGTGGAAGGCCATTGGATTCCTAATAATAACCTCAACAGCCATTGCATGTTTCTTCACGTCTGCTTCGTAATAACTTCTCATTGTTTTTAATATCTTATTTGTTGTTAACATTTTAAACCTCACAGTTGTTACCAGTACATGCAAGCGTCTGTGATCCTTCTGTCATGTCACTCTCTTCAGTAATATCCCAAGACATCTCAGTAGGGAAGTCAGCAGCTAACGCTTCATATTCTTCTTTACTGACAGGCTCATAAGGTGCTTGTTGATATGTGTGTTCGCTGTACGGTAAAAAACTAATACCGCTGATCTTGTCAAACTTATTATACAGCCATTGACCTACTTCAAGAAACTCATCATCACGATAGTAACACGTCATAGACGGCTTGTGTTCACACCAAAAGTCTTGATAGATCTCCCAAAGCTCAAGCTGCTCCATAGCACCCATCTCAGAAGCCGTCACAGCCCCGTCAGGAGATTTTATAGGGAAGGAGAATACCTTGGTACTGGGTGACATTACATCGTCTTCTACGGGGATTCCTGCGGCTTCAAGGACGGTGCAGAGCGGGTCTCTAGAGTCTGCTCGAACTCTTCTAATGTATTGAGATGAATATCTAGGGTGGATTCCACTCGCGCTGTCAACAAGTTGACTGACAGTACCGCTAGGCTTAATAGCGGTAATAGCAGTAGAGACATTAATACCAAGTCTATCAGCCCACTCCCTATTTGTTGTAACCGCTTCTTCACGTAATTCTGATAACCAAGTTTTGAGTACACCTTTATCTCTCCTTCCCGACATTGTAGGGTGATCCATAATACCTGTGAGACTCACGCCCAACAAGGCCTCTTCTTCTGTGTTGTTCTGCCACACCTTTCTCAAGTATCTAAAGTTGGTGAGGGTAGCTTGTAGAGTTCCAAGGATAGTTGCAACACGTACTTTTCGTTTAAGGCTTGACAAAGTATCGGACGGCCTGACAACAACTTCTGATAAATTACAGAACTGATAGGGTCTGAGGATGATTTCGCTGCATGGATTAGTTCCAAAATCATAGGTAGCATCTCGTCGCTCGTTCTTTGCAGCTTGCTTTTGACTTGCGACTCTAGAGAACATACCTCTTTCTCCAGAGCGGGACTCGTATAAACTTTTCCACTCATTTAAAAATGCCTCAAAATCTGGTTTCTCTGTATAACACGCGCTGTTGTTGGCTAGACCACGTTGAGGATTGTCTTGCCACCACTGGCCTGACTTACATCGTCGGAGTCTGTCATCAGTGAGGTTAGACAAACTGATGAGAGCGGACCTACGAACTCCCCCGACGACAACGATCTGTGCAATCTTACAGCAGATATCGTGGCACTCGATGGAAGAAAGTTTACGTCCAGCAGCTTCCCGAAAGACTTCGACGGTAAACTTAAAGAGATCAACAAGAGGCTCTGGGCCAGATGCTCTACCTCCAAAAGTTTTAAGGGCTGACCCTGCAGTTCGTACTCCAGATACGTCCCACTTTGGAAGCTGACCCGAATAGAGCAAGCTAATAAGTTCTCTGTATGCTTTAGCCCAGCCAATTTTAGAGTCGGCGACGTGTATAACGGTATCGGTGTCATGGAATTCCTCTGCTACTTCAGGTAGTTTAGTTACGTATTGACGCTCAACGCTGAAGCCTACGCCTGTACCGCACATCAGGACGTACATCATCTCGTCAAACGCTTTGGGGTGATCGATAGGCATGTAACTACAGTTGAAGCCAGCAACATTATCACGATCCAGCGCTTCACCTGCTGTCATTAAAGCCCTCATACTGGGCATAACATCCAAGCTATGAATGTCTTCGAACATTCCGTTAGCATCTTCTAAAGTAAGCTTACCCTTCTCAACCCAGAAGTTCAAGTATCTGTCGATTGTTTCTTCCCAAGTCTCACGCCGTTGTTCTTCTGGTAGGTAACGTGCGTACCGTGACTTGTGAATGTATTGTTGATATAGATCCATTATTTCTCCTTAGCTCTCCGACGTTTAGGTGTCGTGTCTTGTCGTGTCTTATGTTTTTTCTTTCGATTGAATTTGTTTGTTCTTTCTTGCTTTCTATCAATCATCTTCAGACGACCACCCCTCCGGTAAACTATCTTCGCTATACCAACGAAACCCTTTGGAACTAGCCCACTCTCCGTGAGATCGTTTAGTACCATCAACACGTCTCTTTGCCTGAGGCATTGGGGCACTAGGATCAGAAAACAAGAACACAAGCTCATAGTTTTCAGGCAAGCATTTACTTATCCAAACATATTTACTATATTCAGGTGCATCCCAAAACCTTCCTTTGGCTTCGAGAAGTATTGTCCTACCATCAATCTCTTTAACAAAGTCGGCATGATACGTATGCTCAACGATATAGTCGATCTTTGTTGTATGGATATCCCATTCGGATAGAGGGCCTGAGTGCAGCTTGTACTCCCAATGAGAATCATAGCCCGGCGCTAAGTCTTTCTCAACCGGGCGCGGAACTCTTTTTTTTCTAAATCCTCTTCTTATTTTAGGTGCTGTCAATGTAACACTGCCTCTCTTTTTTCTATCTCAAGACACACAGCTTCATGAAGATTGTAAAGGGCCTCATCGTTTACAGTGTCTATTTCGTTACCGCTTGAAATATGTATTGCAAAGCCCATTATAATTGCTTCAAGTGGAACTAGCTCTCCAAAGTCTTCATCTTCCATGAATTCATCACTGATTGTATGTCACTTAGTGTAAAGGACTCGATAGGTCTTTCAGGATATATGACCACTAATTGCTTCAGTTTCTTCCTAACCCATCGAGGTGAGAAGGTGCTTAGAAAAAACTTGTTGTTGGCGTAGACATGAGTTTGATCGGGAAGAAGTTCTTTGTAGTTATTAGTAGTAATTTGTTTAGCTTCTTCTTCCGATACTAATGTTCTAAGCCAATCAACAAGTATAATTGCTACCTGTTTGTTTATTCTTTTTATCTTCCTTTGATTCATAATATTTCTTCTACGCGAGGTTCTGATACAACCTTCGTAAAGTACACAGGGCCACTAGCATAGGCAAAAGACCGAAGGTT